TCATCCCCATTACGGAAAACAATGATTGTAGGTGGGGGTGTATTGATATTGACGAATATAACTTTGATCATACTAGCCTCGTTAAAAGTATTCGGAATCTTAAACTTCCTTTAATAGTCTGCCGATCTAAATCTGGTGGAGCACACGTTTTTTTATTTACCAAAGAAAATATTCCTGCATCTTTGATGCAATCAAAACTAAAACAATTTGCAAAAGTTTTAGGATATGAAGGTTCAGAAATATTTCCTAAACAAACAGAGATACTTGTAGAACGTGGGGATACAGGTAACTTTTTAAATCTTCCCTACCACAATGAGATGAAAGGATTACGATATGCTATTAACGATAATGGCACCGGTTGTACACTTGAGGAATTTTATAAGCTCTATGATGTTTACAGCTGCACCAAAGAAACCGTTGAAGAAATTAAAACGGAAGAAAAAAAAATAGAAGAAGCATTTCCTAGTGGTCCTCCTTGTTTGAATAAACTTGCAACAACAGGTTTTGGGGAGGGCTCTAGAAACAATGCACTATTTAACATAGCAGTTTATTACAAACAATCTATGCCAGATACTTGGGAGGATGAAATTGTAAAAGCAAATCAAAAATATATGGAACCTTCATTAAGTAATAGTGAAGTTCAACAACTAATTAAATCAGTTAATCGAAAAGGTTATGATAAGTATAGATGTAAAGATGCACCGATTAATGCAGTATGTCAATCTGGTTTATGTAGAACAAAAAGATTTGGTGTAGGATTCGGTGAAGAAGAAATGCCTGTATTGGGTAACTTAACTAAATACAAATCAAATCCACCACAATGGTTTTTAGATGTTAGTGGAACGCGGATCGAATTAAAGTCAGAACAACTTTATAGTCCACCTTTATTTGCATTAGCTTGCCTAGACCAAGCAAACTTAATTGTACCTGTGCCAAAACCAAAAGATTGGAAACAATATTTTTTAAAACCAATGATGGGAAATTTACAAGAAGTAGAACCATTAGAATCATTAGATCCTATAAACGAACTTACAGGACTACTTCAAGATTGGACTACTAATAGACAAGCTGCAAGAACTCTTGATGATGTATTTAATAAATTACCATACACAGATGACAAAAGAGAATTTACTTATTTTAGAATGGAGGACTTTTATAATTTTTGTAAAAAAAATCATTGGGATATGGATAAAATAAAAACAGGAAATTTAATTAAAAGATTAGAAAATATATTTATAGAAGAAACTAGAATGACAATTAAGAAACAACAACCAAGACTTATAAAGATTAAAACTATGAAAAAGATAGAAGCTAGTTTATCTAAAGTCGCTTACCAACAGGATAACTTCTAATGAAAGATGATCAACTAAAACTCTTTATGGAAAAAGAAGAAGTTTTTAAAAATGTGCAAACAAATACTAAACCAATTGATGTTGCAGAAATAATTCCCAATCACAATATAATTAAGAATCAATATTTTATTTACCCAACAGAAGGCAGACATCCTTTTTATGGTTATCACGAAAGATTAAATACAATAGATTTTCCTTACATTTTAAATACAAACTATAGAGACAAAGGTGTTTCAGAACATCATCACGTAGTTATCAGAGATACTATTGAGTATCCTTATGTAATGTTAAGAACAACAGATACTACTAAAAAAGGTGGCACTAGAACTTGTAGTATTTGTATACATAAACTAGCAGCTAGAGCTTTTTTAAATCCAGGTAATTTAGATCCATATGATTATGATGTGACTGTGGTTGACCATAAAGATAGTAAACCATGGAACTATAGACTTAACAATTTAAGATTTGTAACTCGATCAGAAAATTCTAAAGGTGCCAGAGCAAGAACTAAAGAAGAAATTTTTAAAGTAGGACTTTTAAAAGGATTATTTTAATGAAATATTCTAAAGATATAGGTGTTAATTGGCACTTAAGATTTAGAAAGGAGATACTTAAACTTACACAGGAATTAGAAATAGTGCAAGCAAAGTTAAATATAGCAGAAAGGAAACTAAAAAAATATGAGAACAATAATACTAGGACCACCAGGTACAGGAAAAACAACAACGTTGTTAAATTTAGTAGATGAATTTATACAACAGGGCATTAGACCTAAACAAATAGGATACTTTTCTTTTACTAGAAAAGCAGCTGTTGAAGCAGCCACTAGAGCCGCAGCTAAATTTGGTTTAGATGTAGAGAATGATTTAGATAATTTTAGAACACTACATTCCTATGCATTTAGACAATTAGGAATGACAAAAGAAAAAATGATGAAGACAGAAGATTACAAAGAGTTTGGTCAAAAGTGTGGCATACCAATTAAGACTGCATCTTATTCTGCAGACGATGGTACATTTAATTCTGATAATGAATACTTAACAATCATAAATACAGCTGCAGTTAAGAGAATGGATTTGTTAGAATACTATGATTCTCGTCAAAACATTTTAGATATTGAACGCAATACTTTATATCTTTTATCTGAAGAACTAAAAAGATTTAAAAAAGAAAAAGGTCTTAAAGATTTTAATGATTTATTAGAAGACTTTATTAAACAGGAATCTACAAATAGATTTGAAGTATTGTTTATTGATGAGGCACAAGATTTATCGTTGATACAATGGGATATGGTTAGAAAGCTTTGGTCAAATGCAAACAAAACTTACATTGCAGGTGATGACGATCAAGCTATATTTAAGTGGGCAGGTGCAGACGTAGATCATTTTATAGCGCTCAAAGAAGAAGTTGATGACATTAAAACATTAGAACAATCTTACCGTATACCTGGTGGACCTATACACGAACTATCACAACACATTATAGGTAAAGTACAAAATAGATTTGATAAACAATACCGACCTAGAGATGATGAAGGTATTCTTCGCAGATACTCTGACATTACACAAGTAGATATGTCTCAAGGTAATTGGTTAGTATTATCTTCGGCTAATTATTTTTTAGATGATGTAAAAGATTTATGTGAACTTCAAGGGTGGTACTATCAATACAAAGGAAGAAATTCTATCCCATTAAAATTATTGTTAGCATTAAACAATTGGGAATCGTGGAGAAAAGGAGAACTTCTTAATCATCTTGAGATAAAAAATATTTACGAATATTTAGGAGCAAATGTATTAGAAGGATTTAGAAAAGGTAAAACATTGCACTCTGAAGAAAAATATACATTAGAAGATTGTAAAGCTAAACACGGATTAATAACCGATAAAGTATGGTTCGAATCTTTTGAAGGATTAGATACCATAACTGAAAACTACATTCGTAACATGAGGGCGAATGGAGAACAGATAAATAAAAACCCTCGTATAATAATGTCAACCATACACGGAGCGAAAGGAGGAGAAGCCGACAAAGTATTATTAATGCAAGACTTAACTAATGCAGCTCTTGAAACATTTAGTAATGATCCAGATGAATTACATAGATTATTTTATACTGGAGCGACGAGAGCGAAGCGTGAATTACATGTCTTGGATCCTAAAAACTTTGATCGTGCTTATATACTATGACCAACAAAGATTTATTTAAAGGTACAACATACGATTCTTTAGAAAAGCAGGTCGGTGGGAAACACTATCGTAATATGAAAATTCAACCTGCACATTTTATAAATGAAAACAAGTTGCTTTTTGCAGAAGGGAACGCTATAAAATACATATGTAGACATCAGTCGAAGGGAAAAGAAGAGGACGTGAAGAAGGCAATACACTATTTAGAAATGATATTGGAAAGGGATTACTCGTGAGAAGTACTCAAATACCTCTGTTCACACCAGAAACAGAATGGGTTATGCCAGAAGAATTAAAAGATCTTCAAGGATATAAGGAAATAGCAATTGATTTAGAAACGAATGATCCAAAACTTATAGAGTTGGGATCTGGTAATGTTACCGGTAACGGACATGTTGCAGGAATTGCTGTAGCTGTTGAAGGATGGTCTGGTTACTTTCCTATTCATCATGAATCTGGTGGCAATCTAGATAAGAAATTAGTTTACTCTTGGTTACAAGATATACTTAATCAAACAGATACAACATTTATATTTCATAATGCAATGTATGATGTGTGTTGGTTAAGAACAGAAGGTCTTATTGTTAAAGGTAAAATTGTAGATACAATGATAGCAGCATCTTTAATTGATGAGAATAGATTGTCTTATCAACTAAATACTTTATCTAAATATTATATTGGTATTGGTAAAGATGAAAACATTTTAAATGCAGCTGCAAAAGAATATGGTTTAGATCCAAAGAAAGATATGTGGAGACTGCCTGCACTATTTGTAGGACAATATGCAGAGAGAGATGCAGAGGCTACACTTAAACTTTGGAAAAAATTAGAAACAGAATTATACAAAGAAGAACTATGGGATATATTTAATCTTGAGACTAAATTATTTCCTTGTCTTGTTGATATGAGATTCAAAGGTGTAAGAGTTGATCTTGAAAAAGCTGACAAAATTAAAAAAAATCTTATACAAAGAGAGTTAAAAATTGTCAGTAAAATCAAGAGTTTAACAGGAGTTGATGTAGAAATACATGCAGCTAGATCTATTGCTAAAGCTTTTGACAAACTTAAACTTCCATATGACAGGACAGAAAAAAGTAATGAACCAAGTTTTACAAAAAACTTTTTACAAAATCATCCACACGAATTACCAAAACTAATTGCAGATGCAAGAGAGATAAACAAA